CTGATGAAAAGTCTAGGAGGGCTCAAGAGGAGTATGCTGAGCGCAGGAAGCAGATTCTTGATAAGTACACAAACGAAGTGCTTGATGTATTTAGAGCTGCGAATCCTCTTGTCATAACGAAAGAACAGGCTCAAACGATAGCCAGCGGTAAGAAATAAGGGGCAGATAAATGCCGATATTCCAGATACCTGGTGTAGGTCCGGTCAGCCTTCCAGATGGCCTTAAAGAAGATGAGTACGAAAAGGTTGTAAGGAGGCTAGTAGAAACATCAGGCGCCGGCCGGGTATCGGATGAAAGAGCTCCGTATACCGCTGGAGAGCTCTTCAAGTCTGGCATGGGCAGGACAGTCCAGCAGATGGGTGCTGGTGCAATGTATGACTTGCCGGCCCTTGGGCTTGCTGCACTTGCCAAACTAGGTTTTGGTGGCGCAGAGGATAAGGCGTTAGAGTTTCTACAGAAGGGTAAGCAGCGCTACGCAGAGATAGAGCGAGACTTTCCTACGCAATACAGGGATGTCACAAAGCTCCAAGGGCCAGGCGAATATATCGGATTTGGTATAGAGAAGGCGGGTGAGGCGCTCCCACAAATAGCAACGGCCATGTTGCCAGGTGGCGCGGCGGCATTTGCATCCCGCAATGCAGCAAGAGTTGCTGGCCAAGAAGCCATGAAGGCTGGCATACAAAGAGGATTGCCGGCTGCACTAGCAGAACGTGAGGCTGTTGCTGCATCGAATCGATTGCTTGCAGGCCGTGCTGGCGCTGCAACGTTTGGCACGTCATACGCACAGACGGCGCCAGATTCATTCAGGGAAATCTTTGAGACCACCGGGCAGATGGACCCAGGTCTTGCAGTGGCTGCCGGTGCGGCCAACTCCTTGCTTGAAAGCTACATCCCGTCGAAGATACTTGGTCAGCTTGGCGGTTTTGGAAGGCTTAAGCTGGTTGAGAAAACGCTAGAGCGCGGTGGCTTTACAAAAGAAGCCGCAAAGATTGGCGCCAAAGCTGCATGGATCAGCGCTCAGGAAGGCATGACCGAGGTTGCGCAAGATCTTGTGAATGGCCTTGCCATCAAAACCATCGATGCTAATTACGATATCTTCTCTCCAGAGAATATCAACAAGTACATAAACTCTATGGCAGCCGGTGCTGTTGGTGCCATCGGGCCTGCTGCCGTTGGATCGATAGCCGATCGCACACGGCCAACACTGGAGCAACCGCAAATAACCCCGCCACGTGGCGGAGTTTCCGAGCAGATCCCGGTTACACCACCCCTGGCAGAAGCACAGCCAGATGTTGCGCCGCAGCAGAGTGTTGCACCGCAGCAATCTATACCGCCCGTGACACCGCCACCTGGCGCACAGCTATCACAAGCTGTCCCGCAGGTTACGCCGCCCATGCAGGCAGCGCCAATACCGCCTGTACAGCAGCAGGTGCCACCTGTACAACAACCTGTACAACCGACTGTACAGATGCCAGTGCAACCACAGCAGCAGGCATCCGTGCCGCCGGTGTCACAGGCTGCGCAACCGGTACCCCAAGTTACACAGATACCTGCGCTTCCATCGCCAGGTCCTGTAAGTCAATCGCCGCAAGCGCTTGTACCTGAAGGCCAGCCTCCACTCATTGAGATACCTAAAGAGTCCAAGCCTCTTGCGTTGCCTGCGCCTGTAGAGCAGGGTCCTCCACCTTACGTAGAGCCACCAGAGAATCTTGGTGAGTTCCCGCCGCCGGAGGATGTAGCGGCTGCGATGGAAGCGGAGAAGGAATTAACCGCCAAGCGTGAAGCTATTGAGCAGGGCAAAGGAAGTTTGTGGTCGGCACTGAAGGGACGCATATCCTACGAGGACATCAAAGACGCTACGCCGGACAAAGAGTTTCGTATGCTCGCCGGAAAAAGCACTAGTCCCATTTTCAAGGGGCTGGACCTGATGGTCGAGGATGGTGAGCTTGATCCATGGTTGCCATACGAATTGCAGAGCGCACAGTTTGAAAAAGATCCAACGCGCACGATATCTGCTGCCAATCACATTAAGGGCAGGCTGGCTGCAAGAGACTTCTTGTCCAATGAAACCAAGAATGAATTAGCGGTGCTCGATGCAGAGCTTGAGCAGTTGGTTCAATTTATTAGGGAATATGAAAATGAATTCAGGGCCGACAGTGAAGTTGCCGCAGCCTTTGATGAAGAAAGGGCAGCACAGCTTGATGCAGAGCAAGCAGCATTACAAGAAGATCTGGAGCAAGCTGTCCCCAAGAGCGAAGAACGAACTCCTGGAGTTAGCGAAGCTCCCGGACGAGTTCCTATTCCGAAAGTAACGCCATCGGTATCTGAAGCTCCTGCGGTCACCCAAGCCACGACAGTACCGCCTGTTACCAAAGCGCCGAGCACAACCCTGCGTCCGCCACAGATGCCAAGCAATGTCACCAAGGAAGAGCGTGACATGTTTGATAGCTTGCGGGCCGAGATGGATGCGCTTGGCTTGAAGGATATTGTGCTGGATCTTATCCGACCGGAGAGAGTCAAGCGTAAGAATAGCGCTGGCTACAAGCTTGGGTCCATGCAAACGAGACTCATGCGTGAGACAGATGCGGCGGGTAAAGAGCGTCTTGTTGCTATATCAAGGACCATGAAGGTTGCGATTGACCTTGCCAAGCGCACGAAATCCAAAGAGGCTCAAAACACAGCAGAGATTCGTAGGACGCTGCATCATGAAATTATTCATGCGCTGCGATCGCTTAGTTTGTTTACGGCAGATGAGTGGAAGACCCTGTCTGAAGCGTCTATCAGGGACTGGGTAAGCAGGAAGTGGCCTGGTGACCATGGGCTTTCCGTAAAGGATCTGTACAAAAGAGAGTCAAAAGATATCCAGATTGAAGAGGGTATTGCCAGGGCGTTTGAGAACTACACGATGGGTGAGTTCCAGCCCAAGGGTGCCGTGGCGCGTATCTTTCAAAAGACCAAAGAGTTTTTCCAGAAGCTTGCCAATTACGCCAAGGGGATTGGTATCAATGAGGCGGAGGCAGAGATCTTTGAGCGCATTCTTTCTGGAGAGATAGGCAACCGAGCCCGCAGAGATCCTAAAGACTTCCGTGTCTTCTATGATCAAAACAAAATCGTTGCTGGCTTAGATCACAGCGATGCATTCAACAAATGGTTTGGCGATAGCAAGGTTGTGGATAAAGATGGTAACCCTTTAGTTGTATATCATGGAAGCACCGACCCAAAACTTAAAAAATTTGATCTTCGCAAAGCTATAGAAGTCGAGGGCGGTTTCTTTTTTACAGACAATATTGACGTAGCATCGCAATATACATACGAAAGGGCTTATGGGGACATTATTGGCGACGAGCCATTAGGGAAGGTTTTTAATGTTTACCTTTCTTTGCAAAACCCTCTTGAATATAAAACAAAGCCAGGCCAAAGAATTGTTGACGCAATAGAGATGTCGAAGGCTATTGCAGAAGCAAAAAATAAAGGTCATGACGGCCTTATCATCAGAAATATTGATGACAGCATTGGACAAACCGGAGATTACAGCGATATATACGTAGCTTTCAAACCGAACCAAATCAAATCAGTATTCAACAAGGGAACATGGAGTCCTGAGTCAGACTTTATTCTTGAGAAGCGTGTAGAAACTGAAGAGATCATCATGGATGCTGCGCTATTGGACGTTGATCCAAGCGGCTCCATGGATAAGCTTGTGATGTCAGGGCCAGAGTTCAAAGACATCAAGAAGAATACGTCGGAATACATCAAGGATCTTTCAACAGACAAGGCTGACATTCTGTTAAGCGCCTTGAACCTGCGCCAGTTAGGTGAGCTTGCAGCTAACGCCCTGCCGCAAGTGAAAGAGTTTTACAAAGCTGTATCTGACATGCTGGCCATGCGCGATACCAGGATTACCATGGCCGCGGATATCGCCCAGCGATGGGTGGCATTCAATGACAAGCATCCCAAGATTGCACAGACCTTGGCTGATGTCATGCACGCAGCCACGATCGCCGGGATTGATCCTGATACAGATCTTGAGAAGATCAGAAGCCAAGAGCTCAGGGATAACTGGGAAGTTATTTCCAATGACCCAGAGGCGCTGAAGATCTACCGTGATGTTCGCGATTACTACGCTGAGTCGCTAAACCTATACGAAAAGGCTTTGAAGCAGCGCATCCGCGAAAGCATGGAAGAGGGGCGCCCCAAGACGCAGGCGCTCTACGAGATCGAGCAGGAGTTCAATAAGATCCGACAGACAGGACCGTACTTTCCGTTGGCGCGTTTTGGCGACTACTGGGTGTCTTATGACACGATCGACAAGGAAGGCAAGAAGGTTCCTGAGTACTACATGTTTGAGAGCCGCGGTGAACAGCGCAAGTTCATCGACGATCTAGCCAAGCAAGGCATCAAGTACAAGAGCGGCATCAAGACCAGCGAGATGTTGAGCCAGGGCGTACCCATGTCAGGGTTCGTGCGCAACATGATGGAGCTGGTGGATAAGACTGATGGTGATACGTCAGCGCTCAAGGACGGTATCTGGCAGATGTTCCTTACTATGCAGCCGGATCTTTCTGCTCGCAAGCATTTCATCCATCGTAAGAAGGTGAAGGGCTACAGCAATGACGCGCTCAGGGCGTTCGCAGAAACATCCTTCCATGGCGCTTATCACTTGGCCAGGGTCCAGTACAACGGCCGGCTTGAGTCGCTCATGCTTCAAGCCAAGAAGTACAAGGAAGAGAACCCAAGCATCGAAGCCGAGCGTTACTACGAGGAGTTACAAAAGCGCAAGGAGTGGGTGAATGCGCCGGAGGATGTAAACAGCTTCACTAGCTGGGCAACAAGCTTCAGCTTCATGTACTTCCTTACCGCGCCAGCGTCTGCATTGGTCAACATTGCACAGACGCCCATGATCGCCTTCCCGTACCTGGGTGCCAAGTTTGGTTTTGGTAATGCGTTCAAAGAGTTGTCGCAGGCCTCCAAGGAATTCTTCGCGAGTGGCGCCGGTCGTGACAAGGGTTTCTATGACATCCTCCGTACGCTAGAGGAAAAGACCAAAGAGAAAGGCATCAGCGAAGCAGAGCTAAAGCGCAGGCAAGAAGAGCTTGCTGCAATGCAACAGCTCTACATCGATGGCACGTTGAACCGTACTCAGACGCTATCTCTTGCTGGCTTGGCTGAGAGGCCGTCAGATATTTTGCAGGGCGGTCTTAGTGCTGTGATGCGCAACAAAGCATTCACCGTGCAGCAGAAGGTTACGTATGTATTGGGCTATAGCTTCAACCAGGCTGAGGTATTCAACCGCCAGATAACGGCTATGGCTGCTTATCGAAGCGCACGCAAATCCGGCAAGACGCATGACGTGTCTTTGCAGATGGCCAAGGACATCGTGAATGAAACGCATTTCGAGTACACGAATGCGACCAAGCCTAGGTTTATGCAGGGTCCAACGGCGCGTATCTTCTTCCAGTTCAAGAACTATGCGCAGCAGATGACATACCTGCTTATCCGTACGTTGAACGAAGCTTTACGTGGGGCGGATGAAGCAACAAAGACTGAGGCAAGAAAGCGCCTGACTGGCATCTTGTTCATGACCGGGCTCTTTGCTGGCTATGAAGGACTGCCCCTGATGTGGGTTATCGAGGGCGTCATGAATGCCATGTTCGATGACGAAGATGAGCCTTACGATTTCTTCAACAGTGCCAAGAACAATATCGCTGATCTGTTTGGATCGAATGCTGCAAGGATACTAAGCGGTGGCGTGGTGTCAGAGATACTGGGTGGTGATATAGCTGGACGTGTTGGCATGAACGGTATGTGGTTCAGAGACTCGAATCGCTCGGCTGATGAGGTGCAGGCATTCAACCAGTTTGTTACTGACCTGGCCGGACCGTTTGTTGGTATTGGCGCCAACATTGCAGACGGTATCAAGAAGATCAACGACGGCCATTACATGCGTGGCACAGAAGCCATGCTGCCTCCGGTACTGAAAGACTTCTTGAAGGTTTGGCGATTCTCGACCGAGGGTGCAACAACACTCCGTGGCGATCCTATCGTTGGCGAGATCAGTACGTGGGGTCTGTTCCTACAAGCGCTTGGCTTTACGCCTACCGACCTGGCGCGTAGCTACACGGCCATGGGTGAGATCAAGGGTATGGAGAAGGATATCGAGCGCAGGAGAAAGCGCTTGCTCCAGCAGATCACGCTTGCCGATATCAATGGTGATACGGACACCTACACCGAGGTACAGGAAAAGATCCAGCGGTTCAATGAGAAGAATCCTGAGAATCCGATTACCAAGGAAACGCTCAAGCGCTCCCTGTCCCAACGCACGAAAGATAGTGATCGTGCCGTGCGTGGGATTATTGTGAATCCGAAGCGGGAATATCTATTAGAGGAGGCGAGATATCTCGGGGAGGAGGAGTAGCCGGTGCTGGCGCTATAACCCGGTTCTCGTAATCAATACCGCAGAACGTTGCGTAATCACGTAGCGTTCTGACCTTGCCTAGTCCATAGATACCTAGATCCTTCTTGTGATACAGAAGGTCTGCCATGCGGTCATTAGATCGCTTGGCCATATCCCACCAGCGTATCGGACGCACCTCATCATCTTCAGCCGCCCAGTGGCGGACCTCTTTGTTTCTGCCATAGAAATGGTAGACGGGCGCAAGCGGCGGATGGAGCACGTCATAGCCATGGGTGTATGCACGCACAGCTATGTTTTGCTCTTCGCCATTGAAGTACAGAACAGGATCGTATGGAACCTCATGGACAAACTGACCCAAGGTAAAGATAAACCCGGCGCCTATGTGGCAAGCGGGTACTGGGTAGTCAGACTTCATGATGTCTGAGGTGAATGTAAGCAGGGGGTCATGTTCCTTAAACGTCTCGCCCTCTTTGATCTTTGAGTAGATCAAGTCCTTGGTATAAGAGGTATCGGTAGGTTTGCCGTCGATGAACTCAAAGCCGCGGGCGTAGCAGGAGTAAAGCTTCTTTGGATTAAGTGTGAAGTTACTCTTCATGAGCCCTATGCATGTCTCATCCCAATCTTGATCAAACCAACTATGCGAATCGACTTGTAAGAAATAGTCTTCGTTGTGGTACAGCGACTGGCAGATGTGCCTAGCCCAGCAGGCGCCACGTGCGTCGGTGGCGTGAATGAATACGTACCGTATCTGATCAGCGAACCCAGTTTTCTCCAGGTGCCGATACTGGGGTGATGTACCTTGGTCTACGATACCGAAAACAATGTCTTTAGGGTTCTTGGCTTTTTTGTAGCAGTCATTGACAGTGAACCACAGTAGCGGGTCTCGATACGAAGCAATACTAACGAAGATTGTCATAGAGTTTCTCAAGAGTCATGGCAAGCAAGTCAAGCTCGCTGAGTTTGTAACGGGTGTAAAAACCTTTTTCGCCGAGGCCGTGGACGCCTGAGTTGCCTTGATGGTGTTCTGGGCAGAGCGGGGTTACCAAAAAATTACTTGCGCGTTGTGACATACCCTGGCCCTCGCGTATGTGATGTAGCTGGGCGGGTGTTGCACCATAACCCAAGTGATCGCAAAGGATGCAGCCGATAGCGGCTACCCGGTTCATGTGCTCTTTTTCTGCTTTCCGCATAGCTTGTCTTTAATGTGTTCCGGTAGTTTTGGAAGCGGAGCCCATGCAACCGCCCAATCAGCCCATGTGCCTACGATGCATACGCCACCGGGATTCAGTAGCAACATGCGTGTACCAAGCGGCGGGTGTTCTTCATTAGGGTCCCGCCATGTGGCCACGCCTGCAACGTAGTCTTTCATTGCTCACCCCTTGCTCTGATGGCTGCGGCGCAACTTGATGCCAATTGTTCGCCGCCGTTCCAGAATGGCTGGTTTTGCGGCAGGTCGTTGCCCCAGTTCCATTTCGCTCTTGAGGCTTCATCCTCACACACCTTCGCACACGCCTCACGTTCAGAAACAACAAGTGCCTTAAGACCCTCTCGGATTTGTTGATGTGTTAGCGTCAACAAGTCGCGGTCGCCATATTGATTGCCGTGGCGATCTACCAATCTCATTGCCAGTGCGTAACGTTCAACCAGGGTCATAATGTCACCTCGGTTCATGTGTTTCCCCTTGCTCGGATTGCTTGCGCGGCCACCTTTGTAATGTCTGACGCATATTCAGGATGTACAGCAAGCACATCACACACCTTCGCACACGCCTCGCGCTCTCGCTCCGCGATTTGCCACTCAAGCTCTTTCAGCAAGTCCTCCACAGTGTCTCCGTGGCCGGTTGCGTAACCTTGGCTCATCATCCAAGCGGCCAGCTTGTTTCGCTCGGCAGCGGCGACTAGGGCAGCGAAGCGTGTTACAGACCCTAATGGCTTTTCGTCAGATCCGTAAGCCAATCCAGCCTCCCGCGCTAGCTTGATGATGTCTTCTCTATCCATGATTTTTTTCTTTAGTTTGCCAATCTCAGCGGCGGCTCTGACGATGGCGCGGCGGGTGGCGGCTTTCGGGTCATGACCCTTTATTTCCCCGACCTCAATCATCGACGGGATATGTTGAGCGCACACATTTGCATACGGCACCTTCTCATCTGCGAATGTCCAACCGTGGTGAACGCCAATATCCAGTGCAACCATCAGATCAAAAGCATCTTTGTCGTCGTGGAATGGACTCCATATAGATGCGCCGGACTCTTTCCCAACCCACAAAAGACAGTTCGTCTTCGGCCTATACATGGTTGGTTCAACATATCCCATCGCTTTCGCGGCATACCTCAACAGTTCTTCGTCCGTCATGTGTTCTTCTCCCGCGCCAGCTTGATGATGTCTTCTTGGGTCATTTGATAATCCTCATCAGACGGTTAAGCACTGCATGTTCTTGCGCTACTGCAAGGTCATGATTGGCGTTCTGCATTTTGGCTATGACTTCGCCCCAATCAGCGAGCACTAAGTGCAACACCTCGTGAATTGCTAACTTCTCAACTTCATTGATAAACCCATAATCGCCATCGATGTTAATGGTCAGCCTGATCGACGCATTCTTACTGACCGTGTTGTACTGCGTTTGTGCGGCCACGCCGCTACCGATCTGCTCATGGGTGATTGACAAGTGCCACTCAGTCAGGCCCATCTTAGAGACCAGCCACTGCACCTTGGCAGCGAAATGCTTAAAGTCTGATGGTGTAAAGGTATGGGTTTTCATGTGTCTCACCTTTAATGACGTTGATTGCGTATGCGTAGTAATTATGGGAATCGTTTCGCTGTTGCAGTCGCTCAAGGATGTCAATGATCTGCTTCTCTTTCTCAGCAGCAACAAGGGCGGCGAAGCGTTCAAACGATTCAAGGTTTGCGCCCATGTATGAGACTGGGTTAAAACCAGCCTCTCGCGCCATCTTGATAATGTCGTCTCGTGTCATTTCAACCTCTCCTTCAGTGCGTCTCTTAGTTCTCGATAAGCATCGTCGTTGCCACGCTGTGCCTCGTACTCCAAAGCATCTAAGGATTGCCTCAGCAGCTCTGTATCCTCGTTGTACCTGTCATCAAAAGCCTTCACCGTGTCCCAATCGGGCTTGAAGTCATTCATCCCAGTGCTTTTCTCGTAGTCCTCAAAGCACTCTGCGGAGTGAAGGTTTGGGTTGGTGCTTCCGCAGTTTCGCCCAGCGCATGGCTGCATAACTGTCTGAGAAAGGCCAGTCATTGCGCTTTCAATCGGGCCAACAGTTTTCTTATGCCGCAGCGATGAAATCGTATTAAAAACCATGTCTTTTTGATTCATGTTGTGGTCGCCGCTCATTTCTCATATCTCCAGCCGTTCAAGTAGGCTTTGCAGATTCATCGACTCACGATTAACTTTCTGACTCGCCTCATAAAAAGCATTTGCAATCGGTGACATTGCTCCGGTTAGCTTCTCTTGATCGTGTGACTTGACAGGCATATCAACCAGCACAGGTTGAAGCCTATGCTCAAGCGTCTCGACGACAGAGCGTAGAAAATTTAGTTGGGTTTGCAACTCCATCATTTGCCTGTCAATAACAGACCTGTACTGCTCTGATTCCTCAACCTGTTTAATTTGATTCTGCTTCATAGCGTAAGCCTCCTGTTTTGAACGGACAGACCATTTTTCGTACTCATCCATAGACATGCTCATTGATTCTTCTCCTTCAGCTTGGCCTCGACGGCTTCAAGACGCTGAATGTCTGTACCGTAAAATGCCTCAACCAATTTTTCTTTTTCCTCATCAGTCAGCCCAACCCACTCTGTTGGTGCGCGGTACAAAGCCATACCAACAGGCAAAACAAGGGCAGGATCAATCGGTTTAATGACGCAATGTCCGTTATGAAACCCCGTTACATACGCCACGGGTTCTAAGCTTGGTCGTTGTCCAGAAGCTTCCATTCTTCCCCTCCCTTCACAATCTCCTTGGCGTATGCAAACCCGGCATCCCATCCCGCCCTGAATGCTTGACCATGAGATGAACGGGTGAATGTGAACCGATCAAATGAATGGCCTTCACCTACAGAAGACTTAGCCCACTTAACCCAATTATCAAAAGCCGGATGGTTTTCGGCAGGGCATTTCTTACCGACGCGGCATTCACCGTGGCATGGTGGGCAGCTCATTTTTCCAATCTCCTATGATCTGATCAGGGTCGTTGGTACTTACCATGTGGTTGATTGCGTTGTAAGCCATCTTGATTTCTGTAATGGCTTCAAGGCATTGCTCCATGGCGGTCATGTAATTATTGTTCTGGCAAAGGTCATACACGTTTCTCATCAACTGATTTGCTTTGATCAAGTGGCCCGAATAATCCATCAATATGCTCCTGTAGTTCATCACACATGAGATCACTAAGGGTCTTGCCAAATACAGTGATGGCCTTCCCCTTGGTGGATTTAGAAATAACCATCACGGCTTTCTCAAGTCCGCGCTGGTACCCCTCATGATAATCAAGCTGGGCTGCACCTATCGTATCGATCGCCTGCCTCACCAGCTCTGATGCCATGCCAGGTTTCTCACGCAGTTTCTCTACTTGATCCGGGCGCAGGTAGACCTGATAAGGAACTAGCTTTCGTTTGTACTTTGCTTCCATTCTTCAAACTCCTTGCGCAAATCAATGAGTGCGCCTTGTGCTTCTGTGTTGGAAGCAAGCTCCGAGCGAGACTCGATATTCAGTGCCTCGCATATGGCACGGGCTGCGTCATCTTCTGAGTGAGAAAAGCACCAACCCGTATCCACGCACCAGCGTTGAAACTCTGGATCTTTGGCCAGTATTCCTGCTGTCTGTACAAAGCTGCTGACCTTGGGTCTTACATAAGGCTGCTCATCTTCTCCAATCCGCACCATGGCCACGGCATAACGTGAGCCTACAAAGTCACGCACAAGGTCTTGGTTTAGATCATCTGGATGAATGGCCAGTGTCAGCATGAAACCTTCTTTGTTCTGACGAAGGGATACCTTGACGCATTCAAAGTTAATTGGATCCACGGAATATCCTTCCGATAAAAGATTTGATACGCTGGCCCAAGGAAGGCGCAGGATCTTCGCCTATACGCTTGATGTACTCATGCGTTGTTACCTCGAAGAACTCACCTGGGTTAGGTACTTGGGGGCCGATAGCGCCAAGCCCTGAAGCCGGTGCAATCAATGGCCAAACAATCCACATGGGACGCTTGAACTTGTTGCAAACATCGGTGAGAACCATGCCCTTGCGTACGGCAAGTCGTATCGATCGCTCCTCAGCGGATCCAATAAACCCTCTGCGCCATCCGCCAGGTGGCGAGAACATCTCTTTACAGTACTTGTAGATTGTCTTGTCAGAGATCTTCAACGCCACGGCCATTTCTTGCGGATGCCAGCCAAGGTTGTACAAGCCATATATCTCCTTCTTATCTTCCTCAGATACGAAGTAGTGATGTCTGTCGTATTTCTTAGGGCTACGACGGCGCCGCTTCTTGGGCGCTTCCATCAGAATGGAATATCCGAGTCGTCTATCGGAGCCGGCGGTGCTTTCTTGGCTTCATTCTGCTCCCATCCTTGGCGGACCTTGCAGTTGTAGTACGGGCCGCTGCGCCCTTCCTTGGACCACATGGATAAAGAAATCTTTGGCGTCTCTCCACGCTTTACCTTATTCATAATGTAAGCGCAAAGCTCTGCTGATAGCTCAACATCGCCACGGAAGTCGGGCGAACGATCAGTCTTGATCCGTGGGCTGAATAGGTTCGTTGAATCGTAGTATTTAGTTTCCATTAATCGCATCCTTACGTGCTTTGAACTTAGCTAACAGGTCCACGTACAATGACTCATCGTGGGCCTTGATCTTTGCTACCGTCTCTTTGTTGTCCTTCCAGAACGCATTTAGTTCAGCCTCAGTATTCGCTGTGGGCAAAAACTGAATGAACATATTCATAGCAAAATCAACAACTTCCGCCATACCTTTAACAGGTTCTTTAGGTTTAGGCTCAGGCTTTGGTTCAGGTGCAGGCTGCGGCGGGGTAGCGGAAACAGTGCCACGTGGCACTGTTTTCACAGCCGCATTACCGTCATCATCTTCTGGAGCAATACCGCAAGCCGCCATGAGTGAGTACCTGCGTGCGTACGTCAATGCCGAACCGTAGCCCTGAGCATCATGCTTAGCTGCTGGAACATGAAGCTTGCCGGCGGATAACAGTTCGCCTGATGTGTGAACAAAGACAGTCTCGACTGTCACGCCGTCTTGACACTCATGCGTCATTTGCATCAATGCGATACCGTTGTCATTCAGCGCATCAATCACTGCTTCAACGCACGTGGCAAGGTCTGCATACTTGGACCGGAAGTGTGGGTTGTTACTTTGTTTTAGTGCGGGACTGAATCCCTTTTGTGCTTTAACTAATGCTTCCGCTATCTGCTTCAATTGCTTCTCCTAGTTGTCTACCAAAATCACAGTACTGCCTTACATCACAAAAACTTGTACATCTTGTATTGGCTCCGGGACGGTGAACGATTTCCTGTCCGGGCTTTACTGCGTCCTTTGCCTCTTGCTCTAGCAGGAATACCTTCAGTGCTCGCTTGGCGCCAGGCTTCATGATGGCCCATGCTTCAGGCTTGGCCCATCGTTCGTCTGGTGTGCACAGTGGCGGATCATCCATGACTGTGGCGGCATGAAGTGCGATACGGCTTTTGATAAAAGCTTCTTGCTCTTCAAAGGTCCACAGGGGTACATCGATCTGTACGATCGGCGCTTCTGGATAGTCCGCCTGGCGGCCTACGTTCCTGCGAGCCCAGTCTCTTACGATCGCATTGATCTTCAAGCCAACGACGTTATGACCATGGGCACGGGCGAGATAGGCGTAGCAGTTCAGTTGGTATTCCCATTCGATCTTACCTTGCATGACTGCAAAACTGCTCGTAACTTTCCAGTCCTCGATGATCCGTCCATGGGGCGTGACAACTTGGCGGTCGATCGCACCAGAGATCTTCCAGCCGTTGATCTCTTTGAAGTAGCGCTGCTCAGTGATCACGTCTTCTTCTGAGAATTTATCGAGGATGTGATGCACGGCTGTACCGAATAGACTGAAGACAGTATCTGATACGTCTTGTTCCATCTCATCGAAGTGCTTGTGCTTGAGTGCCACGACCCGCGGGCTGTCGATAAGCTCTGTGACAGATAGCTTGGCATCGCCTTTGGAGTAATTCTTGTTGCGTGCAAAGCGCAGCAGAACATCCGGCAGGTTGTATTTGTTAGTGATGTTCATGGCTTACTCTCTTCAAACTTCTCCATAGCCGCCTGTAAAAGTTGTAGTACTTCTGGGTTAGGTTCCTCAAGGTAGCGGTGAATCCAGAACATAACGTCCTCCGCTGCGAGGATGGCTTCGTATAACCAACGTTCATGGTTCATCGCTCTCTCCGTTTAATCATCTCGTCCGCCACAAGGTATGCAATATCTGCAAAAGCAACCTCTGGCTTTTGACTTGGTACCTGGCCCCACTTGCCTGAAAAGATGCCGGTGATTACAGCCGCGGCGAAGTAATCTCTAAGGTGCATCCCTGCTGTATTTGGCTCATGCAGATGTCCTACGTCATGTGGGAATGCGTATTTTGTTTTAGCCATGATTCTTTTCCTTCAAGGCTTGTTCAATGGCTTTTGCAAAGGCAAGCACACCATAATTCTTACCACCATCGTAGAGATTTGTATCTGCTAGCTCAAACACATCATCATCCGTCAGCCCAACCCATTCACGCTTTCGTGGTGCATGAACCATCTGCTCACCGTCCCACACAGCACCGCAGACGCAGGTCAAGTCACGCTTAGGTGGTGCAGCATAGAGTGGTGTAACGCCAGGATCGTCAAACACTGGCCCGTATTCAATTTGCTCACACTCACCATCTTCATTGACAAACATCCACGCTACAGGCTCTTGTTTCTCTGTCTTTGCAACCGCCTGCCGCAAATCGTTGATCGCTTCCTCTGCAACCTTTTGCGGATAGACCGTAATCATTGGCCCTCCATCTTTAGGCTTTCTGACCTGCCATTTAGCTAACGGGTCTAGAAACCTCTCAATAATTTCTAATGCGGTTAAAGCTCGTTTCATTGCTTCAGCATGTCCTTGCTTATTAGCCGGACAGTCTCTACCTTGATTGCATTTCTGATTGCATGGTGGACAAGTGCTCATTGATTTTTCTCCTTGAGTTTGGCTTCGATAGCTTCCGCAAAATCCTCCACGTTCTGATGTTCATAGCAGATGTGAAACTCCACAGCACTGCCACTCTTTGCTTTGTTGCATTTCCAAATTTCATCTGCCGTCAGCCCAACCCATTCACGTTTTGTTGGTGCGGTGTAGAGGGGCACTGTGTGGTGCAGGTCAGGACCTGTCCGCACTTTCATGTCAAAGTTTTGCAGGTCGAATGAATTGGCCCACGCCACCGGCTCTTCCTTGTAAATGGTTGCTGGGTCAATCCGCTTGCCATCAAGCATCACCCCCGTACCGCCCACGATTGCGTCCTTCATGGCCTGCTCTGTCTCCAGTGCTTGGCGCAGGATGGTGATGGCTTCACCGTAGTAATTTTCATTGCCCGTTTCAGTCAACATCTCTGCGCTTGCATCCTCCAGAACCTCTATCGCTTCTTCAATGGCTTCTCTGCTCATTTTTTCCTCCGCTCTGTTTCCACTGTGCATTCGGCCTCGTAATCAAGTACATCCTGCAATCTGTAACGGATCAGTCCGCCAATCTTCAGATACCGCATGCCCTGCTTAAGCGATCGGTCACGCTCAAGCGTCGCCCCACTAATTCCCCATCGTCGTTCAAGATCTTCCTGAGTTAAAAATTGCTGCTTAGCTAAATCGATTGCCGCGTTTTGCATCTCAAACAAACGCTGCTTCAACGACTCAATTTCTGCCTTTGCAGCTTGTAACGGCGTCGGCTCGGGTGGTTTAAGGTTTCCCTCCTCATCAAACCGGTGAGGCATACATGTCGGGCATTGTTGCCAGTGTTCGCATTTGCATTGCTTCATGCTTCTCTCGCTTTCAGCATGGCATCGGCCATCAAATACGACGCCTTTGCGGTGACGTGTGCGGTATGCTCATCGTGCGCTTTTCCGCAACTAAACAGACCTTGCATCGCCTTAGCTGCAAAGTAATCACGCAGGGTCATGCCTGTGTAGCCTGTTGCTGCGAACAGCGGAAACGCTGGCCCACCTGTTTCTTTGTTCATGTGTTCTTCTCCTTTAGCTTGGCTTCTGCCCACGCAACGACCGCTTCAAAAGCTTCTTTTTCTGCCCAGCCCCGACGGCCATACAAAGCAGGCAAAACTTCCTGTGGTCCTTGTGCAATCTCCTCATCCGTTAGCCCAACCCATTCACGCTTAGGTGGTTTGCTTGAAATACAAGTGACTGTATAGGCTCTGCCGCATTGACACCGCCATGCCGTAGGCCCTGGATCATGCCGCCCCACTGGCTCTTGAGGTTGTCGCAGTACGGTGATGGCGCTAGCACGGAAGTGATTAAAACCTGTACCTTTACCGGGCGATACTGCGGTCTTTTGCTCTGTCTCCAGTGCTTGGCGCAGGACGGTGATGGCCTTGTGTGCCTCTCCACGGACTTCACTGTCTCTCAAAGTGCTTGGCGTTCGCGTGAAATTCCCAGTCACACTCTCCAACGCCTCAAGCGCCATCTGCATAGCTTCTCTGCTCATGATTTCTCTCCTGTTGCTTTAGCGATGGCGGCGCGCACATGCTCATAAGTCCTTGGCCTACCATCTAAAGCATTTGGATCATCCAGCACCATCAAAAGCGCATCTAACAAATCAGGCGCGGCGGCGATCAGGCGGGCATCAGCTTCCATTCGTTCTAACGTTTCAGGTTTGATAGTTGCGTATGCTCGCTGCCCGTAATCAATGCCATCAAGCATTACCGGCCCAGCCCATATGCCGCCCCATTGAAAGTCATCGCCTGCCAGGCAAGAATCGTATGGCTCTAACTTCCAAGGTCCTGGTGTGTGCTTTCTCATCGCTTAACTCCTATGTTGTAGTAGGCAGATACCTTCCTCACTATCTCTATAAAGTCACCAAAGTTGTGAGCATTCTTCAAGGTATCCATGTCAATGGAATCCCATAGCTCCTCTGCCTCATCAAGCTTCATGGGCTCCACGTCTTCCTTGAGCCGCTCTAACTTGGTGATCACTTCCTTGAGCGCGTCGATCTGCTTTTGAATAAGTTCTGATGCCAGCATCTCAATATCCCGTGGGCATACCGGCGTGTACCCATCGGCCGGCATGGTAGAAAATAAACACAAGGGCCAAGAGCACGATCACTCGGAGGGCTCCTGACCATCGTCCGTGCCAGGTCCATTCGGAGACAGGCTGGCTGAGGTAGACGTTTTGGATCCAAAGCTGGTCGGGCGGGATTTCTGTGTGCCACTTGGCGGGCGGCCTAACGTATCGGCTACCAATACGCGGCCTTTCTGGTCTAAGCGCGACATGACCTGCTTGATGGGTAGCTCTTGGTTTTCTTCTTCCAGTGATGTCCAACATGGTGCTTTCTCCAGTTTGAAAAGTTTGTAGTTGTGTTTGAAATAACGGCGCTGCGTGTCGTCAATCTTCATCACGACGTTCTTTGAAATAGCCTTACGCGATCCAGGGAAGTACATGAAATCCAAGAGCTTGTTGCGCAGCCAGCTTGGCTCAAGTGGCAGCCAGTTACAGTAGATCTCAAGACCTTCGCCCCAGAGAAACTGGAACGCAGTACGCGCTTCTGTATCAAGGCGGTACTCACGTTTCCTGAGCGGTACGTTAGGCTCGCCTGTGTAGATAGGCTTCCTGCATGTATCAAAGATTGCAGTGTTAATGACCGCTAGTAAGATGCGTTGTTCAGGTATTAATTGATCGGCATTCATTGTGCTCTCCAGTTAAAGAATGGTAACCTATGTTCACAACATATGGCAATATATATAGGAGGTATCCGACCAATGGCAATCAATAGCAGACAGAAGGGCCGGCGCGGTGAGCTGGAAGTGGCCAAGCTCATATCGCAGGCGCTGGATTTCCAAGTCAAATTGAATTATGACCAGTCCGCCACGGGTGGCTATGATATGAAAGTATGGGGTTGGGCTGTGGAGGTGAAGCGAGCCGAGAATCCTGACTGGCGTGCATGGCAGCGGCAGGCATTGAATAGTGCATGGCGGGATGGGCTGATGCCGATCCTATTCCATCGAAGGAATCATGCCCGGTATTGGGATGTGTATCTACCGATCAGTGTGTTTCTGGTGGTGTGGGGCGGGCAAGGGCCATTTGATGAAAATGATTGGATGCAGGTATCGTTTGAAGTAGCAATAGCAACGATGAGGATGACCCATGGATCCACGTATACGCAAGGTGATCGTGAACGACATGATCGAATCGATACCTCAGTCGGTGAAGCTTCAGGTGCGCCAAGAGATAGCGGAGCGCGTGGCACTGGAGTTGCAGATCAGGTCCATCAAGCTACTGGCTGACACTCAGGCGTTCAGTAACTGTCTCAAAAAAAACCCCGGCGAGGGGAGCCGGGGGAAGACCTAAACAACCAGGAGACACAGCCATGGACTAGCCGTGGAGTTCATGGTATCATGATTCCGTTGTCGTAGCAGACAATGTGATTGAAGGCCGTTTACTCATGCTCTCGACCCTTGTTGCAAGACTTGGGTTCTGCTACCGAGAGCAGCAGTAAGCGGCCTTTTTGCATTCAGCGTCGTCAACCGTACTCCGCACGAGAGTAGGGGCCGCAAGTGGGGCTGCTCGGAGTTGAACCGCGACACGGTATTCCAGCCTAGCTGAGACGGTGCAAATCCGCTAATCCGTGGGGCTCGCCGGAGATCCAAGCCCGGGGGTGTAGGGGCTAACCCGACCTGCACATGGATCTTCCCCGCAAGGGGGGTGATATTCACCGATGGCTTCCTCTCTCTACCCTGTATGGGGTAGGGGGAGCCTTTGGGTGATAAATCCATAAATAAGGTTTTAGGCTCGCGGCCGCCGCTCATCGACCCGACGAACGGTATGCACAAACGCATAAAACTGTGGTTAAATACTCCTACCGACAAGGAGATAACCATGGACGAAATCATCAAACAGCTTGGCGATAAATGGCCATTCAAATACCACTACTGCGAAGACGGAGAGGTGCTTGAGAAGCAACCCGTGGCCGAGGAACCTATTGAAGAGGCACCGTTCTGATGGACCGCGAAGACATTATTCGCATGGCGCGGGAGGCTGGGTTCAAAGTTGATTGGCAACACGCAGACGTTGCTGAGATTAAAGCGAAAAGGTACGAATACTTCGCCGAACTTGTCGCAGCAGCAGAGCGTGAGAAGGTTGCTGCATGGATGATGGCAAGGGGTTACGCAACAGGACATGGCAACACGATTGAAGAACTGCTGCAAGAGCTTGATTGGCAGGTTCGTGAGCAAGAGCGTGAGGCGTGCATCGATATAGTTGCCATGCACGGCGGCAGTGTAGAGATCGAAGCCGCCATTCGAGCAAGGGGGAACGGTGAAACCCATCGATGAATCTTATCTGGCGTGGATGAAGGATCGCAAAGAACCTTTCACGTCAGAGGATGCTGCAAAACACTTTGGCGTCTCAAGAACCACGGCGGCAGAGCGTTTGCGTGTACTGACTGGGCTTGGTTATGTAACAGCAACCAAACACCCGGTCCGATTTAATCAGTTGCTTTACACCTATAAACAATTTAGTTGGCATGACCCATTCAACCTAGCGGGGAAACTATGAACTTAGAACCAATCATGAAGCTGTCCAAGGACCTTAAAGCCGCGGCGGCACATATGTCTAGCGATGAAGCAAGATTCCTGGTCGATTACTACTACATTGCCCAGGAGGACCGTAAGCGTTCCACCAACCAAGTCCGGGCGCTTGATGAATCCAAGGAACCAAATGCTGTGATTAGTTGGCTGGCCGCGCAATCAGAGGCGCTGGAAGATCAGATTAAGAAGGCATTGGATGTGTACACCAAGAACCATATTATGGGTTCATGGATGCGTCAGATCGTGGGTATTGGCCCAGTCATTTCCGCGGGGCTGTTAGCGCACATTGATATTGAGAAGGCTCCTACCGTTGGGCATATCTGGCGCTATGCTGGATTAGATCCCACAAGCAAATGGGAGAAGGGGCAGAAGCGCCCATGGAATGCAGGACTGAAGACGCTTTGCTGGAAGGCTGGCCAATCCTTCATGAAATTCTCTGGCCGTGATGACTGCTACTACGGTCACATATACAGGGAGCGTAAGAACTTTGAGATCGCCCGCAATGAGCGTGGTGATAACAAGGAACTAGCTGAGCAATTGAAGGAGAAGGTAGGCAAGACCACGGAAGCTTACAAGCACCTATCCAATGGCGTGCTGCCACCAGGCCAGATCGATGCAAGGGCAAGAAGGTATGCGGTTAAGCTATTCCTTAGCCACCTCCATGGCGCATGGTATGAGACGCACTTTGGTACGAAGCCTCCGCTGCCCTATCCGATTGCACACATGGGCCATGCTCATTTCATACCGTCACCTGTTTAACCACCCTAGGTGAGAGCTCCAAGTTATGAGAGTGAGTCATCGAACAAGATAGAACCAAAACCATAGAACGAGTCATCTGCTCTGAGAGAACCATACAGAAGGAACGAGTCAATCTGCGCGAGAGAACCACTATTAGTGAACGAGTCATGAGCATTGAGAGAACCATCAACAAAGAACGAGTCATTTTTGAAGAGAGAACCAATCAGTCAGAACGAGTCTAGCCGGGAGGAGAGAACCAAGACGGTTGAACGAGTCAAGTTGTTAGAGAGAGCCAAAGTAAAAGAACGAGTCACTTTGCCGAAGAGAACCAGGTAAAGCGAACGAGTCACAGCTTTTGAGAGAACCACGGAAAGTGAACGAGTCAACAGTGAAGAGAGAACCAGGGTTTTGGAACGAGTCACGAGCATCGATAGAACCAAAGAGATCAAACGAGTCAGCTTTGAATAGAGGTCCATCCCAGAAGAACGAGTCATGCCCGAAGAGAGAACCATGGTCAAGGAACGAGTCACTAAAAGCGAGAGAACCATACACGCAGAACGAGCCAGGGGTATAAAGAGCACCATGCTGAGGAAGCGAGTCAAGGTAACTGATAGAACCAATTCATGCGAACGAGTCATTAATCAAGAGAGGTCCATCCCACAGGAACGAGTCAACACATCTGAGAGAACCATAGGTGCGGAACGAACCAAGACCACTGATATTTTTATCGTTGATAGAGTGAGTCATGTCGGGTAAGAGAGCCTGCCAACAGGAACGAGTCAAGTAAAGCGAGAGAACCGGCGCGACAGAACGAACCTAGACCAGCAAGAGAACCATTTCCGGGGAGTGAGTCATCGACGCGGATAGAACCGAGTCAGCCGAACGAACCGCCAGTCAAGAGAGAACCATGAACGGAAAGTGAGTCATCGACGCAGAAAGAACCGGGTCAGCCGAACGAACCTAGAGCGGAGAGAGAACCAAATCGGTCAAGTGAACCACTCGAGCCCAGAGCACCATCCGCCCAGAGTGAGTCAAGTTAATGGAGAGAACCACAAGTTGTAAACGAACCAAGCAATGGAAGAGAACCATAAATCGAGAGTGAGCCAAGTTGGCCAAGAGCACCAATTCGGCCGAGCGAGTCAGAAAAAGAGAGAGAACCAATCGTCCAGAACGAACCAGAGATTGCGAGAGAACCTTGGTATGAGAGTGAGTCATGGCCCATAAGAGAACCACAGGACACGAACGAACCACTGTTTGTGAGAGATCCACCGTAAGAGAGTGAGTCAGCCGGATTGAGAGAACCAATAAAGTTGAACGAACCAAGGCAGGTAAGAGAACCAGGATAGAGAAGTGAGTCAGACTTAAAGAGAGAACCACACGTCTTGAACGAACCATATTATTTGATAGAAACGAGATAAGAGAGTGAGTCAGGCCCGAGCGAGAGAACCAAAGATGATGAACGAACCACTCGTGTAGAGAGAGCCAAAATACTGGAGTGAGTCAGCCAGGCTGAGAGAACCAAAGTACACGAACGAACCAAAACCTTCGAGAGAACCATACACAGGAAGTGAGTCAAAAAAAACGTGAGCACCAAAGTCACCGAGCGTCATTAACTTAAGAGAGAAATATGGAAAGACACCAGTTATCAGCAGCATTCCCAGACATGCCCGATGAGGACTTTGAGGATCTCATTCACAGCATCAAGGAGCACGGGCAAAGAGAGCCCATCACGGTTTATGAGAACAAGATCCTTGATGGCTGGCATAGGTACCGCGCCTGTCAGCAATTGGATATAAACCCCATGACCACCTTGTACGAAGGCAATGACCCGGTGTCTTTTGTCATCGATCTAAACCTTCACCGCAGGCATCTATCACCAGGCCAGAAGGCGATCGCCGTGGTTACGTGCAACGCATGGCTACAGGAAGGGAGGCCCCAGAAAACACCGCCACGTGGCGGAGTTATTACATCTGCTAACAAATCATCGGAACAAATGGCCAAGGAGGCTGGCGTTGGTAAGCGCACGGTTGAGCGGGCCAAGAAGGTTGCGCAGTCAGGCGACAAGGAGGTGATCGAGGCGGTCAGAAAAGGCGCCATGAGCCTGTCAGAGGCGATCAAGGCGGTAGACAAGGACGACCCAGAGAATGCGCCTCCAGCGCCCGTTAAGCCGGTCCTGAAGTCAGCCGTGGCACAAGAGAAGTACGACGCTCTGAAGGTGTCTTACGACGAGCTGAATGAGCAGTACCAAGAGATCCTTGATAACTACCAAGAGCTGGCCAAGGAAGTGTCAATCCTTACGGCGCTTAAAGAGACAGAGCACTACCAAGTCATGAAAGAGATGCAGTCCACGATCGACAACCTCACCGAGGCACGGGACAAATGGCAGAGGGAGTGCGCTGAGCTGAAGAAACAAGTTCTGTATTGGAAGAAACATGCTGATCGAAAGTCTGCGTGATTATCAAATCAAAGCGCTTGATGAGCTGAGGGACGGTGTCCGCAAGGGGCATCGATCCCAGATCCTGGTTGCGCCAACTGGCGCGGGCAAGACGGTCAGTGCCAGCTACTTACTGAACGAAGCAAGGGCCAAGCAGAATGTGGCTTGGTTCATATGCGATCGCGTGTCACTGGTAGACCAGACCAGCGCAACACTGGATAGGTATGGCGTATCCCATGGCGTCATACAGGCGGATCACTGGCGGTGGCGTCCATACGAATATGTGCAGGTTATATCCGCACAGACATTAGCAAGACGCAAAATAGATAATGAGCCAAAGTTAATAGTAGTAGATGAAGCGCATGTATTACACCGGTCAGTAATTAATGCGATTGAAAAATATCCTGATGCAATTGTTGTTGGATTAACTGCAACACCATTTACAAAAGGATTGTCAAAGATATTTACTAACGTAGTAAATAGCACCACGACCGATAAACTAATTAATGACGGTTGGTTAGTGCCCGTTAAAATGTTTGTAGCGAAATCCGAAATGGATATGCGCGGCGCCGAAGTTAAGTTTGATGGCGAGTGGGCAGAAAAAGATATGGAAAAACAAGGGGTTGAGATCGTTGGCGATATTGTTACCGAGTGGGTACAAGCAACGAATAAACACTTTGGTGGCCCAGTTAAAACAATTGTATTTAGCGCAACCGTTGCACATGGTGAGGAATTATGCAGGGAGTTTGCACAGAGGGGTTATAACTTCCAGCAGATTAGTTATAAAGATGGTAATAACGAACGACGCAGGGAATTAATCGATGAGTTTAGAAAACCAGACAGCGAGATAATCGGATTAATATCTTGTGAAGCACTGGCAAAAGGTTTCGATGTTACAGATATTAAAATTGGCGTATGCGCCAGGCCATATAGAAAATCATTATCGGGTCACATTCAGCAGATGGGCAGGGTTATGCGCCCGCACCAGGGCAAGGACTTTGCCGTGTGGCTGGATCACGCAGGCAATCTAACTAGGTTCTGGGAGGATCAGGTTGATGTGTTTGCCCATGGCGTACAGGAATTGGAGGATGGAAAGCTAGACGCCAAGGTACGCAAGGAGCCTACTGAGAAAGAGAAGGCAGAGATCAAATGCACGGCGTGTGGGTACATGTTCCGTGGTCGGGTATGTCCGGCGTGTGGTGCAGAGCGCAGGGCCATGAGCAATGTATTTGCTGTGCAGGGCCAGATGGTGGAGTTTGGCGGCACCAAGTCATCTGATTGGATGTCAGATAAGCGGCTGGTTTGGTGGGAGATCGTGCAGATCAGCAAGGACAGGAAGCGCGGGGATCTTGCGGCGGCAGAGCGCTTTGCAAAGGCGCAGTACAAGAACCTGACAGGCGAGTGGCCCAAGTGGAAGTTTCACGAGGCGATCTTTGTGGAGCCAAGGATGGTTACACAGAACAAGATCAAGCAGCAGGTCATCAAGTATGCAAAGAGTAGGTTTGCAAGGAGGCAAGGGTTATGACCCCACAGGAAATCGTGAGGGCGCTGGAAGCCAGGGGCATGACGCATCACCAGATTGCCAAGTCAATTGGTGTAACGCAGTCATCGATATGGCGCATTGCCGCGGGGATAACGACAGGCCCGAAGTACTGGGTCATGGATTCATTGAGGCTACTACTTGGGGGGAAGGCATGAGCGGGGATCACAACATGCACCAGAAGCCAAGGTCATATCTTGATGAACATGAGCCGGTGGCGTGGATGCACAACGTTATTGAAGGTAATGTCATCACGCACATACCAGCAGATATTGGCCGTTACCCTGAGCGATGGACACCTTTGTACACCGCACCATGCCAAACCTGCCAGTCACTTGCTATGGCAGTAATGAACGATCAGACATATCACGAAAAAGTAATTCCAAAGCGTGAATGGGTTGGGCTGACGCTAAATGAAGCAGAAGAGTTCTACGATAAATACACCGACAGGGCGGAGCTCATTAACGCCATAGACAAGTTCCTTGAGGAGAAGAACACATGAGTTTTGTTGCACATGCACAGGCCCATGGACTGATCATCAACCATGCCATACCTGATGGCCGGTGGCACCGGGTACCCACGGTAGACAAGCCACGTAAGAGGAATGGTGCTTACATCTTTGATGGTAACTCAGGAGTGGTAAAGAACTGGGCCACCATGGAATCGTTCGCCCGGTATGGCGAGAAGGTAAGTCAGTTCATCAAATACTTTGACGATACTGAAGAGCGTATCAAACATGCACGGGCGGCTAAGCAGGCCGATGAAATCATCCGGCGGTCTGTGTACATGGAGCACGACTACCTCAAGCGCAAGGGCTTCGCGACGATGAAGAGCCTTGTCAATGATGAAGAGCTGATCGTACCCATGAGGGACTTCAAAACCTACCAGCCCACGAGCGTACAGCGTATCAAGGCGGACGGCAGCAAGAAGTTTCTGCCAGGCGGGCGGACGAAGAATGCGGTCTTTGTGCTGGGGAATCGCCACGCGGCGGTGTCGTGGTTGTGTGAGGGATATGCGACGGGGTTGTCGATTCAGGCTGCGCTGCGGTCGATGTATTCCGATGCCGCGGTGATTGTTTGCTTCAGTGCGTACAACTTGGCGCACGTGGGCAAGCAAGTGAAAAAGGGTTTTGTGTTTGCGGATCACGACGAAGCGGGCGTTCGCGCTGCTGAAGAGCTGCCCCACCCCTGGGTAAAAAGTGATGCGCCCGGAGAGGACGCGAATGATTTGCACCTCAGGGCTGGCCTGAGGGCGGTTCGGTCAGTGCTTCAGAGTGCGATACTCGGCAAGCGCGGCGGTGAGTAG